TTATATATTTAATATATATATTAAATATATAAATATATTATATATAATAGTTTTTATAATGTCAAGTATAAAAATAGACAACTTCAATTCGTAAAGTAGAAAATATCGTATCTCTTTTAACAGAGATACGATATTTTTATTTAATCTTTTTAGTTTTTAGATGGTATGAGCAGTGACTGTTTTTACAGGTATGAATAATTGTATGTGACTATTTTCCTGTTGACAAAATAGAGGATGGGGCATATAATAAAAATGAAAGTAGAGACGCTTTCAACAAAGACGCTGCTTAACAAAATTTGTTTTGTAAATGTTTGCCGCTTACTGATGGTGCGGGGTATAAATTATTCGGTGCGTAAATGTTTGCCGCTTACTGATGGTGCGGGGTATAAATTATTCGGTGCGTAAATTTTGTCCCCCACTCATTTCGGGTGGGGGACTTTTACAAAAAGAGGATGTAAAGAATGAGCGTTAGTGTTGGGAAGTCGTATCATATTAAGGATTCTTTCTTTTCCTTAGTGAATGATAGTAAATTGATGGTCAATAAAGAAGGAAATAATTACAGGCCTCATTTCTTTTTCTTTGAGGACACCAAAACAAAAGGCATTTATTGGGCTGTACCCCAAAGCACGAAAATTGCAAAATATCAAGCAATTATTCAACAAAAGATTGCAAAATACGGCAAATGTAATACCATTGTTATAGGAAATTTCGGTGGACAGGACAACGCTTTTTTGATTCAAAATATGTTCCCAATAATAGAGAAGTATGTTGACCATGAACATACAATCAACGGTTTGGGTGTAAACATACATAGCACTTTATCAGCGTCTATCATTTCCAATGCCAAAGAAGTTCTTTCATTACATGACCGTGGATACAAACTTGTATTTCCTAATATAAACAATATTTATGCTCTGATGAAGAATGAGCTATATCCGGACGAAACAAGCGATGCAGCTAAGAACTGATCGAATATCAGTTCTTTTACTGGGGACCTGGCATTAAACCAGGTCCTCTTTTTCTATTTGAACACAAAAAAATCTATTTTACGAATTGAAGATAGACAAATTTATTATATATTATATTATATATATTATTCAAATTTACGCTTGACAATTATAAAATAAATAGATAATATAAAGAAAAACAAAGTGAAAGGTCGTATAAAAATGACACGGGAAGAAGCGATTACCCTTTTTGAAAAACAGCTCACAGCGGCGCGAGTGGTGCTTGATAGCGGATTTGGTAGTAATCCGGGAGAGAACGACATTCTATACCGTAGGCGGAAAGAGATGGCTGAGATTGCCCTCTCCGCCCTCCGCTCCGTCAGCCGGGAGCAGGTGGAGAAGGTGCGGCATGGGAGATGGATTAAGCATGAGGGCTATGACGAGTGCAGTGAGTGTCATGCGAAATCCATTTTTGGTTATAACTATTGCCACAACTGCGGCGCTCGCATGGACAAGGAGGCCGAGCAATGAGGCTGGTTGATGCAGAGGGGAAACCTGTGCTTGACGCACTACCCACCATCGACGCCGTGCCTGTGGTCAGGTGTCGGGAGTGCAAGTATGGCAAAGAGAGTAAAATTTCCTTTGATTGTGATGGGAAAACTTCTCTTTGTGAATGTCCGCACATAATGTTGATACACCAGTGGGATGAGTATTGCAGTTTTGGCGAACGAAAGAGAATCAGTCACGAAGAATAATTAGAGCGATTATATTCTTCTAATTTGCTATTGCATGGATTAATAAAAAAATAATGTAAAAAAAAGGAGAAAATATGAAAAAATATGTAAAAGAAAATATATTTGATTCACGTGAAGCAATTCTTGAAGAAGCAGAAAGGATTGTTTCGCAAGATCGTAACAAAGAATATGGTGGACCTGAAAATTCTTTTTCTTTAATTGCTAAACTTTGGGAGCCTGTAATTCGTTCAAGATGTGTAGCTGATGGGACAGAAGTAAAAGTAGACGAAGTAACAGTAGCTTTACTTATGGCTTTATTAAAAATTGCTCGTGCGTCTTCTAATCAAAATCATATAGACAGTTGGATAGATTGTTGTGGATATATGGCTTGTGGTGGAGAATTGGCGATGTTGGAGGTAGAAAGTTGAATAAAACAACATGTAAAGTATGCGGGTATGTATTTGAATTAACTAAGAAGCGACATTATATTGCCCGTGAAAAAACAGAACTATTTCTTTTACCTTCTAATAAAATGGAGCCTACCTTATACGATGCCTTTGATTGCCCTAATTGTGGGTGTCAGTATATTGCTAATGAAAGAAAAAGAGTATTTTCAAAAGGAGATAAAAATGACACGGGAAGAAGCGATTGATACCTTGAAAAATGGGCTTTGGTGGGACAGAAAACAGTTGGACGAAGCGATTGATATAGCTGTTTCCGCCCTCCGCCCCATCAGCCGGGAGTGCGGGAACAAGGCTGCAAAGAAGATCGTGCAGGAGGTACTGAAAAATGATTAAAGCGGAAGAATTAGCTAAGAAGATGCGAAAACAGCGTTGCCACCACTGCAAGGATGGGAGAAGCTTTGATGGACAATTTATTTTTTGCGGGAATAAAGGCCTCTTTTCCCTACATTTTTGTCCGGGATGCGGAGCGCCGCTTACTGAAAACGGGGAAGAAATTTTGGTGGGGAGATTGAATGAGGCGATGAAAGATGACAAGGGCGATTGATGCCAGTGAGCTGATGGTTGAAATCCAGGTATGTAGCTGGGATAGCGAACAGGATAAGGAGCGGGCAGAGGATATTGTGTTGGGGATGCCCACCCTCACCTCGCCGAATGAGGCGCTGACGTGTGAGGGGTGCTATTGGAAAACACATGGCTCATTCGGGCAATGCTTTGACTGCGTCAGAGAAAAACAGGACAATTACCGCCGCCCGCCGGAGGGGGAAGTCGATGGAGAATGAAAAGTTATTTCTCGCTTTGAGAGCAGGAGCCAGAGCGATAGTCAACAACAAGCGACTGCATGGGACGCTTTATTGCTGGGATATTTGGGGGGAAAATGGAGGGCCCAAAGAAATATCTTATCTGGAGGCTGCTACACTTCTGGCAGAAACCGCAGATAAGATGGAAGAACGCCCGCCGGAGGGAGAGAAGAACAATGGATGAATATATTACACCGAATTATAAAACTATTGGAACTGTTGAGCAAAGAAAAATCAGAGAACTTTATACCTCTTCCTTGCTCAACGCATTTACTCAACAGGACTATCTTGACGCTATTGCGCTGATGGGCAGAGTTATAGATAGATTGGAGGAGTTGGAAAAATGAATAAATGCAGTCTGTTTGATATGACCTTTTCAGAAATCATTGAGGATATTTTTGGGGTTTCATTTGATCGCCTGTGGGAACTGGCCTTGGCGGACAGAGAGAGGCGGTGCGTAGTGCTGCCGTGCCAACCTGGGTATAAAATTTCATACAAGAGCAGCGTAGGATTGTGGTGCAATGCGGTTATTAAGGACTACACGCCTGAAAATATCTTTATCACGGCGGAGACTGAAATACCGAATGCAGAGCCATTAAGTCATACATTCTCGATTTTGGAAATTGAGGCCGCACTACGGAGGGAAAAGGAATGAAGGAGTACATTGAGAGGGCAGCAGCATTAGATGTAGTCAAGCGAACCAGCGGAGACTATGTTGCGGCTTGGAGCGAAATCGCACACATCCCCGCCGCCGACGTTGCGGAGGTGAGGCACGGGAGATGGGAGTTTTTAGGGCCAAATAGACTAATTAAAAGCTGTATGTGCGGAACTTGTAGCGTGTGCCACGTTAGATCAAAATTCATTTCAAATATTGCAATTTGTCCCACTTGTGGCGCGCACATGGATGGAGAGATTAAGAATGAGACCAATTGATGCTGATATGTTGCAAGAACTATACAATAAGCGGATTTTTGATACTTGGAATAACGAAACTGCTCCTGTATCATGGGCAGCGACGTATGCAGATTTCAAGGATGATATAGATAGTATACTCACCATTCCACAGCCCAGCAATGAACCGCTGACATTGGAAGAACTGTGGGAGATGAATGAAGAGCCTGTATGGGTACAAAATCTTGAAGAACCGGGGAAAAGCCAGTGGAGACTATTATATTGGGACAGAGGAAAACACCTTGTCCTGTAAGGCATATCAGTCCAGGGTTATTTACTGGAAGAGTACGGAGAATCTTGGCTTGCTTATCGTTGTCCGCCAGAGAAAAAAGACAAAATTAATTGGCATTATTAATAATATTCGTCAAAATTGTTAATAATAATCGTTATATTTTGGTATAATTTATAAAAATAATAATTTGACAATTAAACATAATTATGTTAATCTTATTATAAACAATAAAGTGATAATGAGGGAATACGATATGTTTAATTTTTTTATTCAAAAATTATTAAATAATAAAATACAATTAGAAATTGATAAAAAACAAGAAGAATTAAATACAATTAATTTACAACTTCAAATTTATAAAAAAGAATTAGATGAAACAATAAATTTATTAGGAACTAATAAAGGATTAATTGAATTACAAGATATAGGAATAGAATATATTCCTGAAATTACTTCTTTTGTTGAGATTAACACTAAGATAGATCAAATTAAAAAAGAAATGGCTCAACTTATATCGAGAAATGCTTTATATATAATTATAAAAGAGTATAAAGTAGATCATTCTTTAGCAAAAGGTATTTTATTTCAACATTCTTATTGTGAAAGTTTATTGTTTGGATTTAATTCTTTTTTTGATAGAAAGAAAAAAAGCGTAACTTCTCAAAATTTGTCAAGAAGTATAGATTTAATCACTAATAATTTTAACCGATGTAATAAAAAGGCTTCAATAATTGGAGTAAAAATTAACGAGGAATATTTACATTTAAGTATCAGATTATTAAAATTAGAATTAGATAAAAAAATAGCGCAAATTAACGAAAAAGAAGAAGCTAAAAAAGCAAGATTTAAATTAAGAGAACAAGAAAAATTACTTTTTGAAGCAGACAAAGAGAAAAAAAGACTTGAAAAGGAAAGAAAAGATTTAGAAAAAATTTTAAGCCAATCTATTACAAAAGAAGATCAAGAACAAATTAAAAATAAGCTCGCTGAAATTGATAAAAGACAAAATGAGATTGATTGGAGAATTAATCATAGTTCGGCTGGATGGTTGTATATAGCAACTACTAAATCTATGCCAGGTATGTATAAAATTGGTTGCACAAGAAGATTAAATCCTTTAATTAGGTTGTCTGAATTATCAAGTGCAAGCGTACCTTTTGTATTTGAATGTAATGGTTTGGTTTTTTCAGAAAATGTTTTTGATATAGAAACAAAGATACATCAAAGATTGGACTCAAAAAGAGTAAACAAAGAAAATAAACACAAAGAATTTTTTTACGGAAATCCAAATGATGCAATAACCATTCTTAAAGAAGAATTTGATATTAAGGTTCATTATGTCAATGAAATTGGTATAAATATAGAAGAATAAAAAGGAGACATAATCATGAAAGAAACTTCTATTGAAAGAATCGTTGGAGAAGAAAAATGCACTTTATATACAAGCGAACGTAAATTTATTTCAAAAATTGAGCAATATAAAGAAATTTATCCTGATTTAGTTGATTTTGAAAAAAACTCTGATGGAAGTATTGTTGCACATGTACCTTTTGATTGGTTTAAATTTATTTCTCCTAAAAAGAAGAGAGTGCTAACAGAAGAAGAAAGAAAAGCTATTGGAGAAAGATTGAAAAGAGCAAGAGATATGCTTGATTAAAACAAAAGGAGTATAAAAATATTTTATGATTTTAACTGGAGATGCAATTTATAAACGATTAGGAAATTCAATTATTATTGATCCTTTTGATTTTAACAAACTTAATCCTAATAGCTATAATTTAACTTTAAACAATAAATTATTAGTTTACAACAAACAAAAATTAGATATGAAAATCAATAATGATTATCATATTGTTGAAATTCCTGAAGAAGGTTTGTTGTTAGAACCTGGAAGAGTATATCTGGGTAGAACCAATGAATATACTGAAACTCAAAATCTTGTTCCTATGTTAGAAGGGCGATCTTCCCACGGACGTTTAGGATTATTTGTACATGTTTCTGCTGGATTTGGAGATATTGGTTTTAGAGGATATTGGACTTTAGAATTAACTTGTGTTCAACCAATAGTGATTTATCCAAATATTGACATTTGTCAAATTTATTATCATACTATTATTGGTGAAGTTTTAACTAAATATCAAGGTAAATATCAAGATAGCCAAGATGTAATAACAAGCCAAATATATCAAGAATTATTTAGTAAATAAATAAAAATGAATACAAAAACAATTCATTTTGATAAACGAAGAAACAATAAAGAAAATGTCTATAAAGTTTCAAAACTCTGAGACGGAAAAAATATTTTCTGTATCTAATATGGAGGAGGCCAACATGAACAAGCCGAGAATTTGCGAGGTGCTTGGGATGGAGGTAAACCAGAACTTCCAGTTTAATGATTTCCCATTTGACGAAGTGAAAAGTTATTTTATCGGCACAGATGGAGAAATTAGAAATGTACATGGTGGAGAAGTGGCCTCCAGCGAACTTTGTTACATTATCAATCACCCCGACTGCATCATCCGCGAGCCCCGCTGGACGGAGCAGGAGGTGGAGAGGGCGAAGGCTATCAAGATGTTATACTCAGAGGCAGGAAGCATTGAGATGTGTGGCTTCGGCATTAGAGTTTTCACAGGAAACTTGTCAATTGCAACACTCGACCCCTCTTTGTTTCCTTCTCTTCGCCAAAATGAAATCATCGCCCTTGACGAGATCATCGGAGGTGCAGAATGAGAGAGATTCTTTTCAAAGCCAAACGGCTGGATGGCGAGTGGGTGGAAGGATATCCGGTATATGACCGTGCTGATTGCACCTTAAAAAGGCGAGGGAAATGCCAGTGCATCCATGATGGTAGTCTAATTGCGTTTTTCGGATGGATTGATAACCTTCACGAGTATGATGAAGTTGAGGTAGACCCATTCACAGTTTGTCAGTACGCCGGTCTGACCGACAAGAACGGAACGAAGATTTTTGAGGGGGATATCATCCATTGGACGAATTGGAACGGCGAACAAAAAGAAGCCCCTGTATGCTATGACCAAGAGTGGAATAGATTTTGTGTTTGGTTGAATGGCACTGAAAGCATGGGCGTAAATATACATCTGTCAACGAGCGGAATTGAGATCGTCGGCAACAAATTCGATGGAGGAAAAGATGATAGTTAATGAACAAAGGAAAGTGAAACTTGTAAACTGCTGTAATGCGATTTATGCTGAAAACGAGCTAATTAACGCTGCGTTATGGTATAGTGATAAACCGATTTGCAGTACAAAGAAAATAGTTTTACGTAGAGACTATCCATCAATTTGCATTTACGATAAAAAAATTTCAATTCATAGATTACTCATGATGTATTGGCTACAAGAAGAAATCCCGGATGGGTATATTGTCCACCACATCAACGAAAACAAGTTGGATGCACGGAAAGAGAATCTGGCCCTCGTCCCATTTACAACACATCAACATTATCATAATGCAGGGAAAACCCTGACAGATCAGCATCGGGAAAAAATAAGCCAAGCGAATTACAGAAGATGGGAACGTGTACGAAAAAATAACATCCACGACGGGGAGGGCTACGATGATGATTAAACTGCTTCTTTTTCTGGGCATCATCCTGTCTATTGTCAAAGCAAACGGATGGTTTATAGTCCCGATGCCTGTTTTGGTTTTCTGCTGGGTAGGAAGCTTCGTTTGCTGGATGATTTATTCGTATGCTCTTGGTGTAGGCGAAGGAGCCGCAAAAGAGATGAAAAAGAAAATTCGAGATGGGGAGGGCGGACAGCATGAATGATTGGATTAGCGTCAAGGAGAGATTACCGGAAAAGGATGGATGGTATTTTGTCTATGCTCCTGAATATTGGGGTAACAACAAAATTTATGGACTTGATGGCCTTGCATATTCCAACTTTAAACACAACTACAAAGATCACTGGGGGATTGAAAGAAAAATGGGGAAAGGATACCCTGTGATTGTCACCCACTGGATGCCACTTCCTAATTCGCCGAAAAAAGAACAAAAATAAAAAGGATAAATATTATTTATGATTAAACGTATTTCAACTTTATTAATTATTTTGTGTTTAATTTTAAGTATTACTGTTTATGCAAGAGTTCCTAATGGTGTTAATATTGAAAATTTTGATGCAAATGTTAATTATATGACAGAGATGTATGAATGCGCGAAATTAAATACAGATCATAGTTTAATTGTTGGGGCAATTTATGAACAACAAAGAAATTTAAAAATTGATTTTTTGAATTTGAATGAATATGAAAAAACAGATTTTTTTAATGAAAAGAACACAGGAGAACAAATTTTAACTCATATTGAAAATTATCTTAATGTAACACAAGATAATTTTAATTATGAAGATTATTATACAATTAATGATGTAAATATGTTGGCTAAAGTTGCTTATTGTGAATCACGAGGAATTAAAAGTAAAACTGAAATTGCCTGTGTTATGTGGGTTATTTTGAATAGAGTAGATAATAGTAATTTTCCTAATACTATCTCAGGTGTAATTTTGCAACCTAATCAATTTGCATATAGTGCAAATGTACCAACAGTCAGCGATTATGGTTATGATTTGAAAGTTTTAGCCACTGATGTTCTTAATAATTGGGCAAAAGAAAAAGCTGGTAGAACTGATTATGTGAGATGTTTGCCTAAAGAGTATCTATATTATGGAGGAGATGGAATTCATAATTATTTTAGAACATCTTATACGGGTGGCGTCAGATGGGATTATTCTTGGGGATATCCTTATGGATAATTATAAAGGAGAGATATTATGATTGTTAATGGAAGTATTGGACAGAAATTAAATAATGAAATTGCTTCTCTGGGGGGGGGTAGCAGCTTATTGGGAAGGAGAAATAGATCAAGATAATGGTTCAATATCAATACCTTTTAATAAAGGATATAAAACTTATAAATGGGCGATAATGAGTGTTAGTGCTTCTATACAAGAACCACGTTTATATTATACTTTTATTTTCAAAAAAGGTGGAGAAACAAGTTTTGAATTATTAAGTTCATCAGGTACATTGAGTACTTTTTATATTGATATGTATGCTGACACAAATATTTTATGTCATGCAGATTATGTTTTGTATGCACACATATTATTTTTTTATTAAAAGGAGAAATATATGATTAATATTATCCAAAACTTAAAACTGGGGGGGGGCAAAATCATTACTTCCCTAAAGGAGGCTAATGATAATGTCTAAATATAATATTACAATGAAACAAAAGAATGATTCTGATTATGATGAATTATATCCAGAATCATTAGATA